TCGCGGATATGCCCTCCTTATCAACCCACGATAAGGCTGGTAGTAAATACTTTGAAGGGAAGCGGTACAAAGATGACATTGCCGCTGCCCAGATCGGTATGAAGAAGCTGCTCAAACCGTTGCGTGACTTACAAGCAACACAGAAGGCGACAAAACACAAGGTTTACAAGCCTCGTTTGATCTTAACAATGGGTAACCATGAGAACCGCATCAACCGCGCAGTGGCTAACACGCCTATGCTGGAAGGTGTGATTTCGACTGATGACCTAAACTATAAAAAAGATTGGGAAGTATATGAATTTCTTAAACCTGTTTTTATCAATGGTGTTGGTTTCTGCCACTACTTCCCTGTTGGTGCTATGGGGCGACCTGCTAGCTCTGCTAGTGTTATTGTTAATAAGCTCCACATGTCTTGTGTTGCAGGGCATCAACAAGGTAAACAAGTCGCTTACGGCAAAAGAGCAGACGGGACAGCAATCTGCGGAATAATCGCTGGTTCGTTCTACCTACACGACGAGGATTACATGGATCAACTAAGCAACACACATTGGCGAGGGTTGGTCATGTTAAACGAAGTCAAGGATGGAGCGTTTGACGAGATGTTTTTATCTATGAATTACTTGGAGAAAAAGTATGAATCCAATAGGAATACCGAATCCTAAGCATAAGCATAGGTTCACAATCTTCGGGGTTGTGGGAGGATACAATCCAAAGAAAGACATTGCCGTGACAGGCGCCACATTTGAGGAGTTGAAGAAAAAGATGAATACACCAATCGTCGCGTCGTGGTTGAAAGAATACGATTTAGTCTTACCTGATTTTTTCAAATGCTGACGATTCCTGACATTTGTGATAAACTCAAACGTCTTGACGAGGTAACAATCTTGGAGTTGTTAGAGATTAACAGCGAAGAGATTGTTGCCAAGTTCCAAGACCGTATCGAAGACATGGCTGATTATTTAGAGGAACTACTTGATGACAATTAAAATCAACTTGGAGCGTGATAAGTTGTTCGATGCTTTAGGCATCCAGCGACTGCGCGAACGTTACATGATGGAACACGAGGTTAGCCCACAGGAGAGATTTGCGTATGTATCGGAGGCTTTTAGCAGCGACCCTGCCCATGCTCAGCGACTTTATGAGTATAGTAGTCAGCATTGGCTCAGTTATAGCACTCCTATTCTTTCTTTTGGTCGTAGTAAGCGTGGACTTCCTATTAGCTGCTTCCTTAACTATATGGAGGACAGTGCCGAGGGTCTGGTGGATAATTTGTCGGAAACCAATTGGCTCTCTATGCTTGGTGGTGGTGTCGGCGTCCATCTTGGCATTAGGAATAGTGATGACAAATCAACTGGTGTCATGCCTCACCTCAAAATGTACGATGCTTCCTCCTTGGCATATCGTCAAGGACGTACACGCCGTGGGTCTTACGCTGCTTTTTTGGACATCTCTCATCCTGACATTATCCAATTTCTGGAAATGCGTAAGCCAACAGGTGACCAAAACCTGCGTACTCTTAACCTTAATCATGGGATCAATATCTCTGATGAGTTTATGGAGCTTATCGAGCGGTGCATGAAGGACGGTGACGCCAATGATGACTGGGAATTAAAGAACCCAGCTAATGGCGAAACAGTGGAAGTGGTTAGTGCTAAGGCGTTGTGGCAGAAAATCCTGGACTTGCGTATGCAGACAGGTGAGCCGTATCTGATTTTTATCGATACAGCTAATCGTGCGTTACCGTCTTGGTTGGATGACAAGGGATTGCAGATCAATGGGTCAAACCTGTGTACTGAAATCTTCCTGCCTACCAGTGCCGACCGAACAGCAGTTTGTTGTTTGTCGAGTGTGAATTTGGAGTATTACGATGATTGGAAAGATAACAAACAGTTCATTCCAGATATTATGGAAATGCTTGACAACGTTATTGACTATTTCATCACTAACGCTCCTGACCACATTCGCCGCGCTGTTCGTTCTGCTACCGCTGAGAGGTCTGTTGGACTTGGTTCGTTAGGTTTTCATGCCTACTTACAGAAGAACAACATACCAATTGATGGTGTTATGTCTAAACTGACTAACAAAGATATTTTTAGTCACATTAACAAGGAATGTTTACGTGCAGACAATATTCTGTTTCGCAAGAGAGGCGCTTGTCCGGATGCGGCTTGGTCTGGGGTTGACAGGCGTTTTAGTCATCACATGGCTATTGCTCCCAATGCTTCTTCCAGTCTTATTATGGGTAACACTTCGCCATCCATTGAGCCGTATCGAGCAAATGTATTTAGGCAGGATACTCTAAGTGGCGCGTTTGTCTACCGTAATCGATTCTTGTCTAAACGTCTTGCTGATCTTGGTATGGACGATGACGACACTTGGGCTTCTATTATTGCCAACGATGGTAGCGTTCAGCATTTGGACGTTCCCGAAGACGTAAAAGAAGTGTTTAAAACAGCGATGGAGATCGACCAGCGATGGTTGGTTGAACTAGCAGCAGATCGGCAACAGTTTATCGATCAGGGACAGAGTGTTAACCTATTCTTCCGACCCGATACAACGATTGCCTACCTACACGCAGTTCACTTCATGGCGTGGAAGATGGGTCTAAAGAGCTTGTATTACCTGCGTAGCGATAAGGTGCGTAAGGCAGACAAGGTTGGTGCTCAGATTCAACGTCAGCGCATTGAGGAGACTATTGACATGACAGCCATTGCAAACGGGGAAACATGTCTCGCTTGCGAAGGTTAAGCTGGATCAGGTGGTTAGAGATAATCACCTGTCTACACATTATTGTTAACGTATGGAGACATTGGTAATGAAGATATTGAAGTTTTATGCTGATTGGTGCAACCCCTGCAAAGCCCTGAGTGCTGTTATGGCTAAGGTGGAGCATGATGTACCTATCGTTGAGATTAACGTGGACACAGATAGGGAGACAGCAGCCTTCTATGGCATCCGCACTATCCCCACCATGTTGTTGATTGATGAGAATGAGAACATTGTTAACCGCAAAGGTGGTACAATGAATGAAGATGGATTCCGAGCATTTTTAAAGGGCTAACATGAAACCGCAACTAACAGAAGAACGAAACACATTCAAGCCATTCAAGTACCCGTGGGCGTATGACGCTTGGTTACAGCATGAGCAGAGCCATTGGCTACATACAGAAGTACCGATGGGTGAGGATTTAAAAGATTACCAGAAGAAGCTCAGTAAGCAGGAGAAGGACTTCCTAACCAAAATCCTACGCTTCTTTGTGCAGGGTGACCTAGACATTGGTGACGGGTATTACACACATTACCTTCCAGTGTTTAAACAGCCAGAAGTGCGTATGATGATGTCAGGTTTTGCTGGTCGTGAGGCGTTACACGTAGCTGCCTATGCCCACCTGATCGAGACACTTGGTTTGCCTGAGAGTACGTACAACGAGTTCATGCAGTATGGTGAGATGGTGGAGAAACATGAGTACTACCAGAACCTAAACGATGCACCTGTTGCGGAGAAGATCGCGACAATCAGCGCATTCGGCGAGGGTATGCAACTGTTTAGCTCGTTTGTTATGTTGTTGAACTTCGCTCGTAACGGTAAGCTAAAGGGTTTGGGTCAGATCATCGCATGGAGTATCGTGGATGAGACACAACACGCTGAGGGTATGATTAAGGTGTACCGTGAGTGGGTTAAACAGAACCCTGATGAGTCCACCAGCGACCGTATCAAAGAGATCGCGCAGGAGATGGTAGCCTTGGAAGACAAGTTCATCGACCTTGCCTTCGGTATGTTTGATGTTGAGGGTTTACGAGCAGAGGAGGTTAAACAGTACATTCGTTACATTGCTGATCGTCGTTTGATTAGCATGGGAATGAAAGGTGTCTTTAAGGTGAAGAAGAATCCCCTGCCTTGGGTGGATGGGATGCTTGGTGTTAGCCATACCAACTTCTTTGAACAACGTGTAACAGACTATTCCAAAGGAGCCACTAAGGGCACTTGGGATGATGTATGGGGGAAAGCAGCTTAAATGGTAACAAAAAAACGAGCAGTAGAACCAGAACAAAAGCAAAACAGCTTGAAGATGCGTCTGGATGATATGATTACAATCCAGCCCAAAACAGAGAAACAGAAAGAGTTCTTTGACGCCTACCAACAGGGTCATTACTTCTGCGCTCTGTCTGGGGTGGCTGGTACGGGTAAGACCTACATTGCCTTCTACAAGGCGCTAGAAGAGGTCATGGACAAGTCTAACCCGTATCAACGGCTGGTAATCATTCGTAGTAGCGTACAGAGCCGTGAGATGGGACATTTGCCGGGCGATGCAGAAGAGAAGATGAACCAGTTTACAGAGCCGTATAAACAGATTGCGGCTGAACTGTTCAAACGCAAAGACGCATGGGATCGGTTAGTCGAACAAGGGTATGTGGAGTTTCTGTCTACCTCGTTTATTCGGGGAACCACGTTTAACAATGCAATTGTCATTCTTGATGAGAGTCAAAACTGTACAATGCACGAGTTAGACACAATCATTACTCGTATCGGTCATACGTCTAAGTTCTTCCTGTGTGGTGACTACCGACAGGTTGACCTGACTAAGAAGAACGATAAGAGTGGTTTGTTAGAGTTCTTGACCATCCTACGGGCAATGAAAGAGTTCACTGAGATTGAGTTCTCGGTTGCCGACATTGTTCGTAGTAGTCTGGTTAAGAATTACATCATTGCAAGAATTAAACATGAGGATAGTAAATATGAGCTTACACATTAACATGCGACTTGGTATCGGTTTCGACATCGAGCATAACGATAACATCTGCCACGTAGTCGGTGATGAAGAGGGACGGTTTATTGCCGCCTATGAGGGGTTGTTAATCAAAATCCCATTCTTCTCCATCTACATTGGTGAGTTCTCTGAACTAGATGATGAAGTCTTAGAAATCCAAGACTAAAAAAAAGCCCCGAAGCATTTCTGCCTAGGGGCTTTTTTGTTTATTGACGTTGGACGCCTACATCGCGTATCACACCACCTCGGACAGCGGCTCCGCTAACATTTCTGATAGCAGTTTGTGCAGTTCCGAGTTCATCAAGAACTTTCTCACCTTTCGGTACGATAGATAAGAACGAAGCTCGCATATCAGGACTCATACGTTGTACCATCAACTCGACAACAATGTTCATCCGATCCTTTGGTAGGTTATCAATGAACGTTGCCAACTTCTGGGGATTCAACATCAGGTCAGCAATCTTGGCGTCAAATTCCTTTTGGGAACCATGCTGCATCCAACCAATGATTGTTTTGGTTAATGTCAGACCTTTATCTAAGAGCGCGGGTAAATTCCTAGATTCTGGTTGTACACCTTCACTTGCCTTACCATAAGAAGCTGATAACGCTGCTCGTTCCTTACGGCTAACATCAGAGGCTACACTCTTTAGGATGTTAACCTGACGGGGAGTGGCGAAGTCTTCTAACTTGTCGTAACTACGTCCAGTGATATCTTTGATAGTGTCGGTAACGTTATTAACCGCCTGAACGAACGTACCAGCCTTTTGAGCACCACTTGCACTATCTACCCCTAGCTTACCCAACAAATCGCGTCCTAGCTTCATCTGGTCGATTTGAGTGCTACGTTCAGAATACTCAGAGAGGTATTTACCCCACAAGTTCCCACCCGATGCTTTCTCAATCGACTTGTCCAGAATATCACGCACCTTCTTTTCGACTGCGGGAGCGTCTGTTACCTTCTGACCAGCCAGCGCTTTTTGGATATCTTGGTTAATTAGCTTGCGTACCTTGTACAGAACGTCACTGTTAATGATGCCTGTTTCAGGGTCAACAGCATCCATCAATTTACGCTGCGTACTGTTTAGAACTGAGATGAGCGTATCGTCCACCTTAGTCATTGGATCAGCCAATTCTTTCTCGATGTTCTTAACGATACTATCAATCTCCAATGGGTAAAAACCCTCATCCTTAATAGCCTGAGCCTGCATCCTTTTAACATCAGCCTCAGCCTTCAACAAACCAGCTTTGTCGCCTGCTTGTTGTGCAGCAGCTCTCTTCTCAAACGCCTGTGTCCCTGCTGTTAACCAGCCGGGCTTTCCTGCTTGGAATTCAACATCCTTAGCAGCAGCACCTTCTAGCTCAGAGGCTTGTTTAGCTAACTGACCTTCGGCGGCTGCATCAGCACGTACAGCAGCTTGTTCTGCGGGGACAACCTGTGTGCGGAACTTATCTGCATCTGCCAGAGCTTGTTCACGCATAGCGCCTGTTCGTACATCACGCATTTGTTCAGCAACAGGGATATCCTCTGCCTTACCAAACGCACCTTCCATCTGCGTCTGAATCGCCTGCTGGTTTTCCAAGTCACGCACCCGAGCCACACTAGGAGTAGCAGCTAACGCACGTTCCTGTTCCCGCATCAACTCAATAGCTTTTGGCTGGTCTGCCAGAGCTTCCGCTGCTGATTGCTGATAACCTTCTGTGGATGGTTTGGCTGCTCGTAACTCAGAGCTAATTTCCTCACGAGCTTCAACAGGAATCTTATCACCTAAGTGTTTCTGCAAGGCACGTAGTTTACCAGCAGGATTGATAGGCAGGCGTCGAATGATCTCCCATACCTGTTGAGCAGCCTCAGCCGTAGCAGGAATACCAGCACCAAAAGCAGCACCCAAGGCTGCGTTGACTAAGCGATCTCCTGTCCCGTCATCACCCTCTGTCTGTGTAGGTGCAATAAAACCTTGAATAGCACCAGCACCAGCCCCTGAGCCTATCTTAGAAATTAAAGAACCGCCTTGACCGACAACGCCTAGTTTGTTAACAGGACTGACGATAGCGCCACCCAACTGATAAGGGTCAAAACCTTCGCTACCTACACGGGCACGAGCTTCCTGAGTAGCGCCCTCATAACCCCTAACCAATTGATTAGCGCCTTGCTTAACGGTATCTCCAAACAAACCAGTGTTCGCCACAAGTTGGTTAATACCCAACAGAGGATCAACCACAGCACCTTTGACCACACGAGCGATTGGGCTACCTAAACCAAACATCTGCTCGACAATGCCGGGGGCTTCTGCTTTCGGTGCTTCCTTACCAGCTAACCGAGCCGTTTCAGCAGCACTTTCATCAGGAGCTTGTTTTTCAACAGAACCGCCTTCTTTCTTCATCAGGTGTGTAATGACATCTGATGCTTTAGCGCCAGCTTTGGTAGCCCCTTCTAGGTTAAAGCCGTGTTTCTTGGCTAGGTATTCAGCGATTTGTTCATCACTTGCACCAGCCTTTTTAGCTCCTTCAATATCAAATGCCATTATATATTCCTTTATTTATCCCACTGTGACATGTCTAAGTCAGCACCCTTACCCTTGGCATACTCAGCGTAGCCACGAGCGCCAATCTTAGCTTGGTTCATCTTCTTAATTTCTTGCTGCCATGCTTTGATATCTTGCAAAGCTTGTTTCACACCGACGTTAGACCACTTCTCCAAACTACCAATGATCTGTTGATATGCGCGTTGAGCGTCACCTTCTGTTTGGACGCCTTTAGCAGCCATTAAGATCAGGTTAGCCTGCTGTCGGAATTCACGGTCAATCTGAGCAGCTAACAAAGTCTTCTCACTTGGTTTACCGAAAGAGTCAAAGTAAGCAGAAACTCGACCACCGACACCGAAGTTAACTTTATCGTTTTCCAAGACATCAATATACTTGTCCAGCTTCTTATCGCTCGAATCAATCAAAGAGATGTTACCGACATACTCAGCAACGTCCTTCGGCATCTGAGCCAACTTAGCGTCAGCGCGAATCTTAGCGGCTTCAATCTTGGCTGCATCTGCTGCTTTTTGTGTCTCAGTACGTGTGATAGCTGCCAACACTTTGTTAGGGTCACCATACTTACGCATGACCTTCATGTAATCGTCGTTAGAAGCGTTCTCTGGGAGTGCCTGTAACTGAGTACGCAATTTGTTGTCATTCATCACAGCCTCAGCCTCAGCCTTCAACTTAGCTAACATCATAGGTGCTTGTGCTTGTTGTTGTTGGAGGTTAAAACGAGCAGCTTTAATACGACCTTGCAGCTCTTGTTTTTCCAGTGGGGCTAAGTCTTTACGCTCTGCCAACTCCTGTTCCATCTTATCGACGACAGCTTGCTTCTCTTGAATTTCATAAGGCAACAATTGCTGTGAGCGAGACGTACTTGCCAAAACAGAATCAGTCTGAGCTTTAACAGAGGCGATATTAGCTGTCTTATAGTCAACATCCAAACCAGACAATGTAATCTTATCTGCTGCTGTTTTCTCTTCAACATCTGCTGATGTCTCTGCTGAACGAGCCTGTGCCGTAGCAGTGCGTTGGGTGATAGAAGTGTTCTTCAATGCGTTAGCCTTATCCAAAGCCTGCATTGCCTCATTACCATAACCAGCAGCACCTAACTGCTTACTCAACTCAAACATCTGCTCTGATGGCTCGCCACCCTGAGCTTGAATGTTTTTAAACATACTGCTAATGGCTGCGGCTTTCTCTTCGCCGGGCAAAACACCGCCTAGCATCCGAGCACCAACACCGCCAATACGAGCACCAGCGTTACTCATCATGCTAACACCGCGATTCAACAAACTCTGTTGACCCAGCGCTTCTGGCGAAACCATCTGCTGTTGGAGATACTGTTGTTGACGTTGCTCAGGCGATATGTTGCTGAACAAGCCCATCATTTCATTTGCCATTGTTCTTCCTTACTTGATTGGTTTGCCTGTCTGAGGATCAAACTTATAGCCACCATAAGATGACGCTGCGCTACCTAACATACCAGCCATTCCAAGACCACTTGCCAAGTTAGCGTTAGCAGCCGCTTGTCCACCTGCCATCAATTGGTTAGCTTGTACAGCACCGGCTGTTGCTTGACGGTTGCCAATATCAGCACCTAACGTGAGCGGTTTCAAAGCTGCTTCTTCAATACCCATACCCGTAGACAACAAACCAGTACCACGAGAAATTGCTTTATCGATTTGAGCCTGACCATATTCCTGAGCGGATGCTGCCATCTGTTGGTCAGCCATCGCACGAGCCAACTGCTGCTGATACTGTTGTGGGTTAACATACCCTGTACCAGCGCCTGCTCCCATCGCCTCACCGCTAAGACCCAAGCCGATGCGACCTTGGTTTAGTTGTTGTTGACGCAGGGCAATATCCTCAGCGCCACGTGAGCCTTGCAACAAGCTCATCTGTCGGTTCATGTAGTCCTGTGCCGCTACCTGTGGGTCAGCACTAATCTGCCCCATAAAGTCACCAGCGCCTTGATACAAGCTGTTTTGGAACGCTTGCATGACAGGACTCATGTTGTAACCCGCTTGGTTTTTATCCTTATCGAAATAGCTAGTCCCGTAACCAGTGGTGACAGCCCAAGGTTTAAACTCAGCGGCTGCTGCGGCTTGTTGCGCGGCTTCTTGGTTAGCTGCTGCTGAGTCTTTCATTGCGTTGCTGGTAATCAAGGCTGATGCCACGTTACCCGCTAAATCCCAAAATGACATAATATTTCCTTATCTTTTCAGCTTGTTAAGAGCGTAATTCAAACCAACCCCGAATAGAACCGCCCGTTACTTTGTAGGTGCTACCTGCTGGTACTATAAAAGAAAGGGGGTAATCAATAGTTGCTGCTACACCGCCGCAGCCATAAGTTCTCAGAGAAAAGAAAGAAACACCGTCTACCACAATTGATATTGGAGTTCCATCATACGTGTAGTAGACACCCACTGATACTTGAATAGGTCTACCAGTGTTATTGGTATAATCTGTACTCAAAGCACGTGAGCTTGTCATATTTTGCCACGTTTGGTTTACACCTATTGGGTCTGAAATGGTGATAGCCGTTGTGGTGGCAGAAGTAACCTGCCCTTGCGCGTTAACAGTTACAACAGGTATTTCTGATGCGGAACCATAAGTAGCCGCTGTTACGCCTGTGTCTGCTAACTTAGCCGCTGTTACGGCATCGTCTTCAATCTGGGCTGTTGATACAGTAAGCGCAGCGTCATAAGAACTTACAGCAGAGGTGACAAAAGCTGTTGTAGCTAGTTGTTGATTGTTAGTGCCCGCAGTAGCCGTAGGAGCAGTAGGGGAACCAGTGAAAGCAGGAGAGCTAATATTAGCTTTACTGTTTACGGCTGTTTGAATAGAATCAAACTCATCATTTATCTCTGTACCCTTAACAATCTTGTTAGGATCGCCTGAGAGTAGGGCGTCTTTGGCTGCGAAGTCCGTAGCCTTTAAATAGTTAGCCATTAACTCATCCTTCCTGTTTTAACAAACATATCAATCTTTTGCACCGATAACTCGTTGCCGTTAACATCAGCTTCAAAACCAATTTGAATTGTGTTACCGCTGCCGCCAACACTACTCTTAATTGAGTCCAGAATAATACCAAACGAGAACTCACCAATACCGTATTCGCTTGAACCGTATTCAGCTACATCTCCTGTAACGATTGTGAAAGGGTAAGACCTAGGGGCTTCTGTGTAATCAAAGTTAGTTTTGATAACAAAAGACTGGTTACTACCACCAATTACCGTTGCATTAATCTGTTTTAGAATTTTTAATGTTGTAGGCGCTCCCATATCTAAATAGTGAGAGAAGTAACGAAGTCTGTATTTAACACCGTTATCGCTATAACCGTAGTAGCGTCCGATCCCGTTTGTTTTACCTACGAGTAATTCCCGATCTCGACGCCGTAAGAAAGAACTTGCTTGATACGCATACCAGACAGTAACACGGCTTGAACCGTCTTCCAAAGGCTGCCGCATATCTAAACAATATACAGTCGAAGTCGAAGGGAATGACAGGAGGTAGAAAGCGTTGATCTCTGAATAGATTGATTTAACGCCTGAGAGGTTACCTTCGTTAACACGCTCCTGTAAAACATCTTTCAGTAAATCGTCACGTACATTCTTAGTTAGATCACGCATAGGCAAGGATTTCTCTTGCAGCAGACGACCAAGGCTACGAATACCTGTGTCAGACAAAAAGATTAAATCGTTACCAGTGCTCTGTAAACTATCACGGGCAGAGCAACCAACACCAGCAATGGTGTCGTGGAACATGAAGTCTCCTAGTGGGTTTTCAGCACCTTTGTAGATGACAATGTTCTTTTCACAGAAGATAATTAAAAAGCCGTTGTGAGAGGCAAGAGCTACAATATTGTCTACGTTATTAGGCAGCACGGCAGAGATATTTAATGATCCGCTTGTACCGCCATTAAAAGCTGGGAAAGCTACATCAGCAATATCAGTAGTCCAATAGATAGTAGAACCATCGTGAACCCAGAAACGACCATAAGCAGCCACAACATCGCTAGGGAAGTTAGTTCCATAAGATTGTGTTACTCCTGTGTAATCTGTGATTGTTTGTGTTACTGGCGATGAACCTTCGTTATACACAATTGGTTCATGCCCTGCCTGGACTATTAAAGCGTGATCGTATAGAGATGCGCCTTTCCAATTATTACCAGTAACAGTGTAGAGATTAGGTGTAATGTCAACCAACGCACCTCCATCCGCACCGTTCTTAAACAGTTTGTTATTACCACCTGACAAAGTTACAGAAGTATTGTCAGCGTTAATGTGCTCCACCATGAATTCAATGGAAGCACCAGCAAGTTGAGTAACACCATCCGCTGTACGCATCTGCCAGCCCTTACGTGAGCCTAGCCGACCATACTTATCAATAACAACGTTGTCAGTAAGCTGAGCGTAGTTAGATGATAAGGTGATGCCACTCTCTTGCGTGTTTAACCCGTAAAAGCCGGGCGAGACTACTGAGAGTGCTTGAAGTTGTTTCATACGCTATACCAAATTGTGTCCTCTGGGTGACGGGCTGCATCATAAGCAATCTCGTCTGAAATAGCTGATTGCGCTAACTGGTACGAGTTAATACTCTGCTGTCCTCCATCTTCGCCACGTTCCTCAATAGCCATCGCAGTAGCTAATAGAATTACAGGGCGGCTTGGAATATAAATAACATCAGAATCAGTAGTGAGTACCGAGTTCCGCAAACTTACGTTAAACAATAACTCATACGCGCCGTTAGGGATAGGGTATACATCCACCTGAGCGTCACCATCTGCTGTAACGCCGTTGAAGTTATAGAAAAGTGGTTGACCTGTTTGAGGAGTTGCTGTTAGAAACTCTGTATTAAACCAGTTAGCCGATTTAGGTTGCATTTGAATGTCATCTGTATTATTCCATACATCTAACACTTCAAAGTTATTCTGCGTCCCGTTTAATTCATAACTAAACACATTAGGAGTTGTGATTACCGCTAAGGTGGTTCGTAAGCTACTCCAATCCCAAGCGTTCTCAATCTGAGCTTTTGCTTCGTTTACAAAGTCTCCAATCAAACGAGCATAAGAGTTAGAATTACCTGATCCTTGTACGGTGGCTACCTCACTCTCTCGAAGTCTGCGTAATACTGCATTGACAAGTTCTAAGTATGTCATTTATTTCTTCCTTTGTTGCTATTATACCACAAAATTATGTTTTTGTCAAGTTTATTCACCATCAAAAGCGACTGTTTGTGGTTCTTTTCTTAGGTCAAACGTGACGATGCAGCTTTGAGTCGCACCTGCCTCTGGTTGGACAACAAAAGAATCACCCTGCTGCAATACAACCGACCCTTGACTGAACTGAACAAAAGAATGAGAAGCCATTGGGTAAGAATCAATAATGCGAATCTTATGGTTTATGTCGTGGGCATGTTGCCAGTAAGCTGTGGTTGTTTTGTTGTTAGCGTCGAGGTTAGATATGAACAACATATCCATCTCAGCTTTGTAGCCGTTAGGGACGGTAAAAATTGTATTAGCGACCCCTGCTGTTAGTTGTTTTCCTACTGAGTGTCTCATCAACCGTACCCCACTTCTGACCCATAACCGCCAAAATCACTCTGCGATACATCTGTATTTCCAGTGTACCCACCTGAGTCATTCGTACTTGAATCCCTGCTTGTACCGCTGTCTGCCTCTGCATACCACGCTGCACGTTCTTCTGGGGTGTCGAACAAACCTAAATCCTGTGCTGCAAGTGCTGCTGATTGTTGTGCGCCCATCGGAGCAAAACCACCTGATGTGTACCCGCCAAAGATTGAATCGTTCTGACCCATGAATCCAGCAGCATTACCGTAGTCAGGAGATAACAAACCTTGTAGGAATGAGGGAGTCCTGCCGTAGATGTTAGCCATTTGAGCGACGCGTCCGGGCGTAACACCACCCATGCTATCTGTCAGACCTAAAGCGAAACCAAGGCTTCTATCTGTGTCGTTCCTCATCACATAGTCCATGAAGGCTTTGTTACGCTCACCACGGGCTGTGCTGTTTTCAGCTTCCAACGCAGCCATAACAGCCGGATCAATCGTAGGAACACCGCTGTCCCCTGAATCACCAGCAAACAAACCAGTCATTGCAAGCTGCTTCTTCCTGAGTAAATCCTCTTCCAAGGCTTTGTCTAAAACAGTTTGGTTAATCTCATCTTGTCTAAAGAAAGGGTTCTGGTTATAAGGATCATTAATCCCAACCTCTCCGCTCATTAGTGCTTTAATTAATTCAGCCGATATAGCCATCATTTACCCTTCAATTCTATAAACAACAAAACCATCCACCACAGAGCACCTAAACAGACAGATATTAAAGACATATATAAGCTATTCCACAAAAAGGCTTTACGTCTTTGTTGCTGTTTATATACCGTATTTTCCCTATCCTGTCTTATCTGCCTACGCATCTGCAACATCTCGCGGTATGTTTCAATCCCGTAGCGATAGGTTATCATCTCTCGTAGCTCATTCTCCATTTGCTGAATCTTCTGTTTGTGGACGACAGCTTGGAAAGCCTCTTCTTCGACAGAACCGCTGTTGAATAGCTTACGAAACAGAGGAGGGTTTTTAGCCTCTTCCTCTGCTTTATTTACATCACTAACACCCTGAAAGAACTTGCCGAAATATCCGACACAATCTTCAATCTCCCTTCCGGTTTCGACTGCCTTCTTAATCATGTTGAAGGCACCAGAAGCTAGGGCAAATGCGCTAACAGGGTCTATCATTACTTACTCCAATGTTGTGCTAACCAAGTGAGGAAGCCCCCTGCCAATGAAGCCATTGTCATCCCCATCCAAAAACCGCCCTTACTCTGGTTTGCTAAAGCGAGGAGGCACTTGATATCAGCATCCATGCTATTAACTTTGCTTTCCAATCCCTCGACCTTAGCTAGCAATCTCCCATATTCAATGGGATTCAAGTCTGACATCATTTCACCTCTATAAATTTTGTAGTTGGTACTGCGTGTTGTATAGTTGCCATAAGGACTTGTTGACTTACTTCATTAGAACGCACCATCTCGTTTCTGAAAGATTCGACAGCAGCGCCTGTTTGACGCTGTTGCTGGCTGTTCTCAATCATCAACACAGGCATCCAAGCAATAGAACAACCGTAATCGTCTATTTCTTCGCCTGTGTTGGGATTTTGACCGCGAATCTTTATAAACCAAGCGCACTCTAATTGTCTACAAGGCTTGAACCCGTCTAGTGGGCAATTAGATTTAGCTTCTAGTTTCATTAGTTTTTAATAGCAATAATTACATCAATATAAGCAACGTTGATAGAAGCGGAAGCGCTACCTAAAGAACCAGAGCCTGAGAACGAGTGGTCATGGGAACCGCCGCCACCAGTAGCAGAAGACCGACCAGCGTTTGCGTCTGATGAGTGTGCTTGTAAGTGGTAGTTTTCATAGCCTTGTCCTTGATAAGCACTCGCTACTTGGTTACTTGCAGTAACAGGATAACCCCAACCAGCAATAATGTTAGCGTATCCGCTGTTAATAACCAAATGTCGGTGAGATGGAATTTGGGATTCTGACAAAGTAGTAGCACCAACACTACCGCTCAAACTAACTGAACCTGTCACTGTGGGTGTTCCGAAAGCAGCAGCAAATCCATTAGAACCACCTGCACCTACCGAGCCATTAACAACTCGAATTGCTTTGTCAGTGTGGTTAGTTGCTTTAGTCCAACCAGTTGGTGCAGAGGTTTGATGAAATAGCATCACAGTACCTGAGTCAAAAGCAGGAGGAACTGAAATTGTTACCGCACCAGTAGAGCCATTGACAGAGGTTACACCGCCGTTAGCTGCTGTTGTAGCTGTATTAGCGTTACCAGTAATATTGATACCCCAAGTACCGCTGGCGTTTGTGCCTGTGGTTGATGGAGCGCCAACTTCGCTATATGTATAAGAAGGTTTGGAAGCTGCTTTAGCCCATGAGTAAACATCAGAGGCGGGAGCTGAACCGGCTGTCGTAGCGTAGTTTGCGTTGCCAGTAATGTTGATACCCCAAGTGCCACTAGCACCACCGCCTGTCTTGGTAGGAGCATCGTTCGCAATCTCAGAATTAACAAAAGCTGTCGTAGCTAGTTGTGTGGTATTAGTACCGACTGCTGCTGTGGGTGCTGTTGGCGTACCTGTTAAAGCAGGAGACGCTTTTGGCGCATAGCTAGTCAAAGCAGCGTCTAAACCAGTAATCGTAGCAGTGCTATGAGAGTGACTATCATCAGCCACAACAGCGGTAATTGTAGCGTCAGTAGTACCATTAAATGAGGCAGAGCCGCTAACATCGCCTGTCAGGCTGATTGTTCGTGACGTTTGAAGAGCAGTTGCTGATGAAGCATTGCCACTCAGAGCGCCGTAGAAAGTACCAGCTTGAACGCTGGCTAAGTTAAACGAAGCATGACCTGTGTTAATTTCAACACCGGGCTCTGGTGTGTAGCCGTCATAAAACTTATAACGACCATCAGTAGCATCGCGGAATACACCGGCGTGTGCATAAGTACCGTCATTGTAGTTACCAGACCAGCCGAGGTCAGGGTTAGTAATCGTACTACCTTCGTTCAGATAAATCATGTTATCCGAAACAGCAAGGTTTTCAGTGTTAATGGTAGACAAAGTACCGTTAACAGTTAAATCACCGCCAACAATCAAACCATTGGTAGTTTCTAATTGGTTAAATACAACATTAGAAGTTGTGCCCAAACCAAGGTTACTACGAGAAGTGGAGATAGAAGCAACGTCTGACAAGTTGTTAGATGCAAACATAGCACCTGACAATGAAGCGTAAGCAGCAATCCAGTTTGAACCACTCCATACTTTCATAACACCGGTTACTGAGTCGAAGTATAGAGCACCAGTCAACAAGGCATTACCATCATTGTCCACAGAAGGGTCAGATGTCTTTGAGCCTAGGTAACGGTCATCAAAAGCGTCAAATGAAGCGGCTGCGGCGGCTTCTGAGGCTGCTGCTGCGGTTTCTGAGGCTGCGGCATTAGTCGCGCTTGTTGAAGCGGCTGAGGCGCTATTAGCGGCGTTTGTTGCACTTGTAGCGGCGTTGCTTTCACTTGTGGCAGCAGCGGAGGCAGATGCTGACGCATTAGATTCGCTTGCTGAGGCAGCAGAGGCAGAGGCGGCTGCGTTAGTTTCACTTGTAGAGGCGTTTGTCTCGCTTGTAGCGGCTTCTGAGGCGCTGGTAGATGCAGCGGAAGCTGAACCTGCTGCGGCGCTCTCACTAGCGGCGGCGTTAGTTGCGCTAGACGCAGCGGCTGACTCAGATGCCAAAGCGTTAGATGCACTTGTTGAAGCTGCGGATGCACTATTAGAAGCGGCGGTAGCAGAAGAAGCTGCGTTACCTGCTGAAACAGATGCGTTAGAAGCAGAGGTAGCTGCATTAGTCTCACTACTTGCGGCTGCGCTCTCGCTAGCGGCGGCGTTAGTCTCACTTGTAGCAGCAGCGGCGACAGCAGCGTTCATCGCTGTTGTGTTCCCGTAGATGGCTAAAGTTGCTGCTTCACTAGCAGCGGCATTGGTTTCGCTCGTAGCGGCATTAGATTCGCTTGTAGCAGCCGCAGATGCTGAGGAAGAAGCGTTAGAAGCACTAGAAGCTGCGGAAGAAGCAGAAGAAGCGGCTGAGCCAGCACTAGCTAATGCTGCTTCTTTACTTGCCAATGCAGAAGAAGATGATGAGGAAGCATTAGAAGCACTTGTAGCCGCATTAGTCTCAGACGTAGCGGCGTTAGATGCTGAAGTAGAAGCAGCAGAAGCAGATGTCGCAGCGTTGGTTGCACTTGTAGCGGCTTCCAGCGCCTTTGTTGTAATAACTGTTATGGAAGCGTCTTGTTCGTTAGAACCAGCACCACCCAGACCACGATAAATAGCCATGTTTTCTCCTTGTTGAACTCTTGGTGAAGGACTCTAACTAAAGCCCTTTAACAAAAGAGGGAACCCTCCGAAGAGAGCCCCCTTAGCCTAATTAGGCAGGCATTGCGATTGCAACGGCTGCTTCATCACGCAACTCTTTCACGCCGTACAGCATGTCAGAGGTGAACAATGTACCCAAGTACTCTTGCTTGTACTGAGTCTGTGAGCGAACGCCCATTTGCTCAGCCAACACGAAAGCGTCCTTAGTGAACATCAAACCGATGCGGTCACCGCTGGTAGCAGCGTCAGCGTTGGTAGTCACGAAGACTTTAACACCGTAGACGTTACCGATTTCACCGTTGCGAATAGTGTTACCACCACCAACTTCACCAGTGAAAGCCTGCTCAGTGAAACGAGCCAAGCCCATCATCACGTTACGAGCAACAGGAGGCAGAACCAACACACGACCGTCCATAGGAACGTCAGCGTCATCCAACTTCTGGATTGCAGCGCGGATACCAGCGTCGCTGATAGCAGCAGCGTTAGAACCAGTGTAGGCAGTGTTGCCAGAACCGATAATAGCGCCCGTGTAAGCAGCAGTACCGTCACCGCCGTTAACACCACGACCCAAGAACACCAAATCGGTGTCAACTTGCTTAGCCAAAGCGTAGCCAGCGTCGCCTGTGTAGAATTTACGCAGTGATGCCAAAGCCTGAGCTTCGGTGATGTCTTCGATCAAGCGGCTATATTCGTAGTGCTTGTTCACCAACACTTGGACTTCTGACTCAGTGGCAGCTTGCAACGTAACTTGGTTAGAAGCAGCTTTCAAAGAGGCAGCGCCACGAGTGGGCTTAGGGATGTGCAAGGTGTCGCCCTTTTTGCCCTTGAAGGACATCTTAGAGACGAGGTTTGCCATAACGAGGTTTTGCTTGTAGGCTGCGATGATTTCGTCAGACCACAATTCAGGGATAAACGTACCAGCGGTTGCGTTGGTTACGTGATTAGTACCGAGTGCCATATAAATTACCTTTCAGAATGATTATTTGACCCGACCTTCAGCGTAGGCTTGCATGATTTCAGGGGCAAGCTCTTCGTAACGGTCAGGATTAGTACGCATGAGATTAATGATGTCTGCTCTGCGATAGGTTTTCTTACTTGCTGTCTCGCCAGAACCCTTGGTTGAACCAGTGGCTGCTGACTTGATCGCTTGCTTGCGTTCTACTTTCTCGATCTCTTGTGATTGAGCGACTACTTGTTTCCGTTCTTTCCACGTAGTAAGAAGCTCGTCTGCGGAATCAAAATCATAGTTACGGTCTGCACGACTAAACAACTCTTGGCGAACCTTACTCTTAGCAACCCACTCCCCAAACGAAGGATCGTTAATAACGTCACCGTAGTCTGGATGGTTTGATTTCAGATTAGCCAAAGCCTCAGCTCTCTTCATGTTCACCGTTAGCTCTTCAGCTTGGCGTACTTTCGGATGCTTCTCGATGGCTCGTGCGATTGCTTTGTCGGGATCGGTAAAGAAATCTACCTCGTCCTCGACATCTGGGGCTTGTTCTTGTTTTGAGACGGTTTGGGCTTTAACAAAGTCATCTACAATACGTCGAAGTTCGCCGACTTCACTCCCCTGTTTGCCGATTGCGCGTTCGGCTTCTTGATGCATACGAACAATATCTTTAACAGATTTGCCCTTGTACTTATCAGGAATGTCGTCGTCTTCTGGGTTTGACTCCTGTGTAGGAGCTTCCTGTTCTACCTCTTCGATGGAGGAAAACTCTTCGGGTTGCAACTCTTCGTCGCCTTCGTCAATAAATGTTGCCATTAAACTCTCCGTGCTAAATAAGCATTGTGGAATATAATTATGTGCTTATGCTAAGGTTAATCCTGAGCGGCACTCTTCTTTTCCTGCGCTATCTTCTCGTTTCGCTTGCGCTCCCATTGCATTGCTGCCCCGGGAAAATCTCCGGTCACGCCCTCTAACTTGACCATCGGCTTGCTAACGATTCGGATTGCAGGTTGACCACACACTTTACAATTGGTTGTTCGGAGTTCCGAATCAATGTAAGCCTCTGTGATATGGTCATCTCCGCAGATAAACTCGTAGATACGTTTAGGCATCCTGTAAATCCCTTTCAAAGTCTTCATAACTATTTTTTATGGTAGACTCGTAGGAAAGAATACGGCTAATCGCTTCTATCTGTCCTCTGCGGAACCAGAATTGTTTCTCATCAGGGATGGTTGTAATATCATCAAGTACCTCTTTGTTATCTGAGATGTCTTCAATGAATTGCTTCCACCCATCACGGGTAAACAAATCTAGTAAATTTTCATAGTATCTTTGTAGCTCTTTATCCATCTCTTTATCCTTTCATAATGTGGAGAGATGTTGTAATTATACCACAAATTTACGTTTTTGTCAAGTCTTTTGTTGCTTCTTTTGCATTTGCATCATCGCGATCCGCTCGTTACTGGTGATGTCTTTCTCTTTCAGCATCAGTTCAGTAATCTTGGCACGTTTTGCAAATTCAGCTTCATCAGCACTACCAGCTTGCAGGTTTGTGGACAAGGCTGCTGCCATCTTAGCCTGCACAACTTGTGGTTCCAACTGAGCCTCAACAGCGTACTTCTGTGCCCGTGCCTGCGCTTCTGCTGCCTGTGATTGAACAAGTTGAAGCTGTGCCTGAGCCAGAGCCATCTGCTGTTGCATCTGAGCTTGTTGCATTTGTTGCTGCTCTGGGTTAGGTTGTGATGCTTGTTGCATTTGAGCCATGAGTTCTTCGCGGTTGGACAAACCCATGTTGTCAATAACCGCTGATACCAACATCGGGTACATCGGACTATCTTGACCAAGTGTCTGCAACAGTTGAACCAACTGCGTCACCTCGTATTCACGAGCGATAACACCCAGAGATGATGATGGTACAAACTTGTAGTCTGAGACAGGGTAATGATCTGGATCAAACTGCATATAACGCCATGCACACTTCTCAATCATTGGGATCAGGAAGCTCTCTTGGAAGTTAATCAAAGTACGCTTGTGGCGCTTGATAATCGCTCCCATTGACATTGACACAGCACCAGCAGCAGCCTCACCATTGATAGAGCCGGGGATACCAGCAGCGTCAATAGCGCCTGTCGCCATCTGAACCATCTTCTGCAACTCACCAGCCTGAGCAAAGGTAACTTGATCTAAGCTGCCAAACTTGAACGGCTGTAAAATCTCTGCTGGGTTACCGTTAGTTAGAATTGTCTTGCCTGGACGTATTTCCAACTTAGCCCCACGAGGCATACGAGAAGCGTCCATAGCCATCATTGGGTGGACGGTAAGGGCTAGGGCATCAATACGTGCGCGAAGCTCAGCATCGAGCGCTTTCTGGCTGTTGTAGCCCTTCTCGCAGATACCACGACCCCAGAAACGTGATGGAACTACATCCCAAGGGAAAGCCACAACAGGGCGATCCTGCATCATGTAGGGGTTCTCTTCGATTTTCAACAAAGTCTCGCCGTTAGCGATAACCATGATTACTTCGATGTACCCTTCTTCGTCGGTTTCTTCGCCTTCGCTTTCTGGTTTGACTTCTTTTGACAGCTCATCTTCTTCTGTTTCTACAACGGCGTCGTTGTATAGATGTTTAGGAACTAAACCGTAATACTTGGTCAGTCGGACTTTATCATCATCAAATGACGTAAGGTCTTTGTCTGCTTCAATGTCTGAATCAGTATCGGAACACTCAATATCAACATCGCGATAGATACCATTTTGAATCCCCATCTCTACTTGGTGTTTAGGAACAAACTCATCGATTGCAACACCAAGAGCTTCATCGATAGATGTAGCAACAGGGTCAATCAGGAAGTTTTGAGGGAGAATTGGACGCAGTTTAACAACGATCCGGTCAGTGATGTTAACACCCACTGCTTTCAACGCTCCATCCATGATAGGCTGGGTCGCTGGTTTCATCTCTTTTACTTCTTCGAGGACAATTTCACCAACACCTGTACCGAACACCGCAGCGTTCAGGATACACTCAGCAACAGCCTTACGTGTTTTGGTAAATTGGAAGTCCTCAGACAGTTGTTCGCGCAAATAAGCGACATCACGTGGGTCTTGATCGCTGCGGTCATCGCGAATGTCGAACCATTTACCACGACCAAAGGTGGCTTCCTCGACTTCTGCTACCGAACTCTCAACAGCTTGCTGCAAAGCAGGAGAAATAAGGCGTGAACGCTCTGATTCACGTGTTCTGTCCTCAGCCGCCCACTGACCACGCCACAGACGGTAGTACTCATCGAACTTTTGTTCGTAGTTGGCGCTGTAATGGTCACGCCATTGGTCTACCTTGTCCATGACCCATGCTTCTACCTTCTGGTCACTGAATTTTTCTTCATCGTACATGAGGATTCCTTAAAGTTTTTTCCACTCTTCAAAAGACAACATCAGAGCATTTGGGTCGCCTGCCTCACGCTCGTGCTGATATTGAACACGACTATTAGCATCACGAACAGCTTCCTCTTTTGCTTTTGAGCTGACTTCTTTTTCTTTCGGTGATGCCATACTATCTGAGCGTTTACGCATGTTTTTGTTAATTTCTGCTTCAATTTTGTTACGTACAGTGTTTCCCATAATAAATCCTTTTGTTAATATCCTGAAACGTCATCTAAATACTCGTGATCTTCTTCTTCAAAGTCATAAACATAAGAAACTTTTGCAAGTTGCTCGATGTATGACAAAGCGTCAGGTAAGTCATCGTGTACTAGTTTGTTTGGAAATTGAAAAAGCTGATCCAAGAACTCGTTGTTCCAGTCGCCTTTGTTAAGTTTTACATAACCATTCTCAAAGCGCCCTTGGAGCGCCCAGACAACTCGATCTGTCTTCTTCTTATTACCATGCGAAAGCTCATCCACTCTAAAGAATGTCTGGGTTCTCTTCATAATGTCGCCAAGGTATGGCATAACAGCCTGTCGAGCAATACCTTTCTCAATACCAACCGCCACAGGCTCATACTTTTTAACAGCATCGAATATTTTCTTAGCTGTTTCCTTAACGTCCCACCTACCGTAAATAATCTCTGCTACCCACCAACCTTTTTCGTTGGCTTTCACCACAGCCATAGCAGTGTTATCAAGGCGAGTGTTTTTAACACCAACAGAACCTTCGGCTTCAAAACCTGCCAAGTCAATGGCAATGTAGAAATCACCATCATCAGGTTCATTTTCTTCGAACTTAACCCACTCTTCCTTAAACAGCTCACCTCCGGCAGCTTCAAAGGATGCCATAAACTCCTGCCGGAAGCTGAATGAGGACATGCTCTTTTTAGCGGCTTCAATTTCTTTGGGATCTAGTAGCGGGTTGTCGAACGAGGTAAAGTGAAAAGACTTGAATGTCTCATCATCACCTGTTAACCCATATTGATATAAATCGTAGAAGTGGTTTCGACCCATTGGTGTGCCGATAAACATGGCACGACCCTTTAAGTCGGCTAGTGCAGGACGTAAGATTTGTTCCCACACTTCTGGTTTCATGTCAGCGTACTCGTCCATGACCAAGAACTTTAAGCTAACACCTCGCATTGTCTCAGGGCGGTCAGCACCCTTTAGAGAAATCGTCGCACCATTGATAAGTTTAATCTGCAAATTGTTAATATGACTCCCTGTAATGACAGGGTGACCAACTTCCAGAATAGTTTGCCACATGATGTCACGAGCCTGACCTTGTGTTGGAGCGACATAGAATACATGACCTCTCTCGCTTTGCAGCGCTTCAATGATTAGACGGTAAGCAGCCAAACGACTCTTACCTGTCCGGCGACCTGCCGCAACGATGTGGAACCGAGTCTCGTCAGCCCACACCTTTTTCTGCCACGGCAACAACTCAATCTTTAGATCACTC